ACCGCGAACCACCAAACCAAAACAACGTTTAGCGGTGGATAAGGGGGCGGTGGTGGCGGTGAAGTTCACGGTCACCGAATGGGAACGAGTCCTCAAGGCCCTCGCTTCGCATGATGCCCGGTTGCGCCAACGGCTCGTTGAGGTGTTGCAGGCCGCTGCTGATGAGCAGCACCGCAAGACGATGGTGCCACCGTGGGAGTAACCCCGCTGCTGGCGATCCTGAACCCGAGGGAGATCCCGGAGTTTGAGGACAGCATCGGCGCGTTGCCGATCGCCACGGTGAGGCTTCGTGGCTACACCGAGCGGGAGATCGCTGACGGCGTTTGGGAGTACGTCCTTGACCAGGCAACAGCCAAGGGCTTCACGCACATCTCGCTGATTAGCGATGACCTGATTGTTCCGGCCCGCAGTCTTGACTTGATTCTTGAGCACGCTTTCGCTCACCCTGATCGTGTCGCGTCGGGCTGGGCGAATGTCGATGAGCACCACCACGACGCCGGGATCACCTATCACCCGTTGAAAGACCCGGAGCCCACGGCAACGAGCTACCGGTTTCCGTCGTGGCGCGATGTGCTGATGGGCCCTGAGGTTCAAGAAACGTTCTTCACCGGGTTTGTCGCTACGACCTGCACCGTTGAGATGTGGCGCCGCTACCCCTACGAGCTTTATGGGGAGGGGTGGGCGGCGGACTACAGCATGAGCCGTCGCCTACACGCCGATGGGGTGCGGATTGACTGCCTGCGGGATGCGTTCTGCCTTCACCTGAAGGAGAACCGCGGCGCACCGACGACCAGGCCGGAGCGCAAACTGTTGATTGGGAAGATGAGGCGGGAGGTTCGCTTCGATGCGTGAGATGCCCCGCTTCGGGCTTCAGGGATACCGCACACTGATTAGCGACCTGGCGCAGGCCGGCTACCGGATGGTTCCGACCGAGGACACCGCCGATGGTCCGGTGTGCTATTTGCGTCACGACATCGACATTCACCTTGAGGGCGCCACAACGATCGCCCGCATCGAAGCTGATTACGGCGCCCGGTCGACATGGTTTGTGCCGGTGACGTTCTGCTTCAACGTGATGCACGAACCTAACCGGTTGATGCTGCGTGACCTTGTCGCGTTGGGTCATCACATTGGGTTGCATTACGACATCGACCACACCGCAAACATCAGTGACCTGCATCATCAGGTTCGGGTCCTCGAGGCAGCGGCCAGCACCCGCATCAGGTCGATTACCGCGCATAAGCCCGGTCACAGCAAGCGCGGGCTTAGGCAGTCCGCCTACCAGGTGCCCCACCACGCCGAGTATGTCAGTGACAGTGCGCGCCGCTGGCGCGATGACCGCCTCCTTCGGTTGGTTCACGCCCGCGAGGACTTCATGCTCCTCACCCACCATGAGCATTGGCTCAGCTCCGAGCCTGACGTTATGGATTACTTCAGCTCCTCGATCCTGCCGCGAACGGTTCGCCAGGCGCAACGTCACGCCACAGTCACCCTCCAGGACTGCCTGACGCACTCATGATTCACGCTTCGTTTGGGGATGTTCGGTTGATGCCGGGCGGCTGGCACATGCACACAACCGCCCGCGTCGACCGCACCGCCTCCGTGCTGCCCGGCGCCTACATCGGCCCCAACGTCACGATCCGAGAGCACTGCACCATCGGCGCCAACACGGTCATCGGCGCGCCAGGGTTCGGGTACGACACCACGCTGACCGGTGAGCACCAGTACCGCCCACACGCCGAGGGTGTGCTCCTCGAGCCCCACGTCAGCATCGGCTCAAACACCTGCGTTGATCAGGGCCGCCACCGCACCACCACCATCGGTGAGGGAACGAAAGTCGACAACCTTGTTCACATCGCCCACAACGCCGTCATTGGCCGTCACTGCCTGATCATCGCCCACAGCATGATCGCCGGCTCAGCTGAGGTCGGGGACTACACCCGCATCGCCCCCGGCGCGCTCGTTAGGGACTGGCGCACAGTCGGGGAGCACTGCCTGGTCGGTATGGGGTCGGTGGTCGTCAAAGACGTTGAGGACGGCACCACCGTTGCCGGGAACCCGGCCCGGCCGCTGTGAAGATCGTCGGGCTGCTCAGCTGGTTCTGTGAGCAGCCGGAGAAACTGCACCGAACCATCACCAGCACAGCCCCGCTACTCGATGAGCTGGTGTGTCTGGACGGGCGCTACGCCCTGTTTCCGCATTCTGAGAACCGCAGCACCCAAGATGAAATCAAGGCGATTCAAGACGCCTGCGGAACAGCGCGCATCCCGGTCCACATCAACCAGGTCGATGAGCCTTTCGATGGCAAGTGGGGCGGTGAGGTAGCTAAACGCGCCTCACTGTTTCAGCTTGGCGCCAAGACGGGCGCTGATTGGTTCTACGTCTTTGACGCCGACACCGTCGTGCAGGAAATCCAAGGCGGGTGGCGGGAAATGCTCGAGGACGAGCTCGACCTGAACGTTGGCACCGTGATGGTCGCGGATAAGGGGATCGCCCACCCGCACCCAATGTTTTTCCGCGCCTTGCCGGGCCTGACAGTTCGGGAACGTCACTGGCGCTACCTGGTGCCCGGCGGCCCGGTCCTTTGGGACTACCCCGCGTTCCTGACGCAACGCAAGCGGATACCGACCTTTAAGAAGATCATCGTTGAGCATGAGGCCCACGATCGGAACACTGATCGCGCCCGGGCCCGCGCCAGCTACTACGAGCTACGCGACAAGCACCGCATCGAAACTGAGCCGGTGATGTCCGTTACCGCCCCGCAGGACACGCTAAGGGCGGCACAAATGCTTCACCGCGCCCTGTCAAGGGGTGCGGGGGATACGCCCGGCGGCGGGCGCACCGATTCGCACCGGTGACCTAAACCAAACGCGCCGCAAGGAGACACCTAATGGCCGAAGAAGAAGTTGTCAGCCAGGAGGAAACGCAGGACGCCGGCATCTACGACGCTGAAGCAAATGGTGACGTGAATGCTGAGGGCAGCGACGAGGCCAAAGAGGCCGCTGATCGTGCCTTTGCTGAGCAGCGCAGGAAGCTCCGGGCCGCTGAAAAGAAGGCAGCGGAGCTGGAGGCGAAGCTCACTGAGAAACAGCGCGCCGAAGCTGAGGCCGAAGGGCGCTATAAGGAGCTATACGAGGAGGAGCGCGCCGCCCGCGAGCAGGCTGAGAAGGCTGCCGAGGAGCGCGAGCGTGTCGACCGCGTAACCAAGCTCGCTTCCGATCTCGGGTTTCGTAACCCGCAGGTCGCGCATCGCCTACTGGACGCCGATGACCTTGTCGATGACACGGTCGCTGAGGCTTCCCTGAAGGCGCTGGCTAAGCAGGAGCCTTACCTGCTCAACGAGCAGCCCGTTCGTACGGCTGCCCCGACGAGCAACACGGCCCCGGAAGTGGACGATCCGCAGCTAAACGCTGCACAAGGCTTGCTGGAGACCATCCGCGCGGTGCGCGGAGGGTAACCACCGGGGGCCTGGTTGTCGTCCGTGTCAATCAACCCAAGTGAGGTACTGAAACATGGCGAATAACTCGCCCCTTAACATTGGAACGGATGCCGCTGGTGGCTTCCTGTTCCAGGAGCAGTACGGCCAGCAGTTCATCGACGGCATTCGCCGTGAGGCTGCGGTCGCTTCGCTTGCCCGCGTGGATTCCCTCGTCGGTAAGCGTCAGCTCTACACCGTGTACGGTGGCCGCCCGACCGTCAGCTTCGTTGACGAAGGCGCGGAGAAGCCCGTCACTGGTGCTGAGTTCTCGCAGCTCACCCTCAACGTCAAGAAGCTCGCCGCTGTCGTGGTTTACACGCAGGAGCTCCTCGAGGACGCTGAGGACGACCCGCGTGTCCTGATCAATCAGGATCTCGCTGCTGCGTTCGCGCAGAAGATCGACGCTCACGCTCTCGGTTACGAGAACGGGTCCGCGATCACCAGCTCGTTTGACAGCGAGCTCACCGCATCGACGGCAACCAACGAGCTCGGCACCACTGGCGACGCGATCGCCAAGTCGGTTTCCGAGGCGATGGAGGACGTTGAGGCCGCCGGCTACATGCCGAACGGCATCATCCTCGCCAGCGACGCGAAGGCCGCGCTGCGCGATGCCCGTCAGACCGTGGAGACCGCTACGCCGGTCTACAACCCCGGTTTCACGCAGGCACCGGACAGCCTTTACGGGCTGAACATCAGCTACTCCAGCAACCTGGATGGCTTCCCCGCTGGCGCCGGCCAGGTGCTCGGCGTGGTTGGCTCCTTCTCGCAGGCGGTTCTCGGTATCCGTACCGATCTGACCGCTCGCGTGTCGGACACCGCCACCGTGAACATCGGTGGCACGCAGCACAACCTGTGGCAGCGCAACGAGGTTGCGGTGCTGTGGGAGACCCGTGTGGGGTTTGTCGCTCACGATGTGAACGGCGCCTTCTCGGTCATCACCAACGCCTCGTAGGTATTGGTGACGCGGCGCCCCGGAACCAGCCTGTTGGCTGGGGGCTTGGGTGGGGTTCGACTCCCCCCCGTCGCTTTGTTGTTTGTGTTTCGCTGATTGGAGGGCCCTGTTGGCCGTTTACTACACCACCGCTGCTTTGGTACGCACTGAGCTTGGCTACACCAGCCAGCAGCTCAGTGACGCCGCTGCTGAGAAGGTCATTGAGGAAGCTGAGGACGCGGTCGATGGCTTGATGGGCGGCTGGGTTCCTAGTGCCGCTACGGGCCGGAAGATCATTGAGGGTGATGTGGAGCCGTGGCAGTGGAACAAGGTGCGTAGGGCAACTACGATCCTGACGGCGAAGATGGTCCTCGAGCCGGATCTTTTGGAGGGGCAGCAGTGGCGGTCTGTGAGTGGACCGGATTTTTCGTTTAGTGGCCCGTTGACCGGGAGGTTCCCGAGCCGCGTTATTGACCTGCTTAGCGACAGCTCCTTGCGGAAGCTGACGGGGCAGGCGCATACCGCAAGCCAGTCGTTTGCGGCTGATCGTGACCTAATCCAGTGGGGGTATGAGGACTAGATGCCTGACAACGTAAACATCACGCCTGGTTCCGGGGCGGTTATTGCTTCTGATGAGGTGGCTGGCGCTCAGTATCAGCGCGTGAAGGTGACGTGGGGTGCTGATGGCACCGCCACGGATGCAAGCACTTCTAATCCGCTGCCGGTGCAGACGATCAGCGCGAACACCACCATTGCTGATGGCCGCAAGGTTGTGACGACCGCCGGCACTCGCGTGACGCTTGCCTCGAGCACAGCGTGTAAGCAAGTGGCGATCACCGCTGAGACTGACAACACCGGCATCGTGGTTGTTGGTGGCTCAACGGTTGTCGCAACGCTCGCTACCCGTCAAGGCGTCCCGCTAAATCCCGGTGACACCATCACGCTTGACATTGACAACCTTGCCGACATCAACCTTGATTCAACGGTTAGCGGTGACGGCGTCACGTTCCTTTACCTGGCGTAGTGAAGGTCACCACCAAGAAGGCTGGCGCTAGGCAGATCGGCTCGGGTTTCGCAACGCGCCGAGCTCGCGCTTACGCAACTGGTGGGACGGTAACAACCAGCGGCGGGTATCGCATCCACAGCTTTACGAGCACGGGCAGTAACACGTTGACGGTCACGGCGCCTGGTGATGTTGAGTACCTGCTGGTTGCTGGTGGTGGCGGCGGCGGCGGTGTGGGTGGTGATGGTGCTGGTGGTGGCGGCGGTGGCGGAGGTGTCCTTCAGGATCTTTCGGCTGGAGCCCCGGTCTTGATTCAGAATTACACGTTGAGCGTCGGTGCAGCTGGTACCGCTGGCACAGGTGTTTCCGCTGGCGGTAACGGCGGTAACACGACCGGGTTTGGCTTTACAGCTACCGGCGGTGGTGGCGGCGGTGGCGCTGGAACCGTGGGTTCTAACGGCGGTTCAGGCGGCGGTGGTGGCACAGGCGGCGCGGTTATCGCTTACGCGCCTGGCACCGGCAGCAGCGGCCAAGGGAACAATGGCGGCAATTCTTTCGCTAACGCATCAGGTGACGGCTACCGCGCTGCTGGCGGCGGCGGCGGCGCTTCCGCTGTGGGCGCCAATGCAGCGCAAGGAACCGGCGGCAACGGTGGGGCGGGCCTAGCGTCAACAATCACAGGTGCCTCACAGACCTACGGGTCAGGTGGTGGCGGCGGCAGTGACACTGGCGCTTTCAGGGTCAGCTCGGGAACCGGCGGCACAAACGCTGGATCGGGAACCACCGGCACCGGAGGCGCAGCGACCGCAAACTTTGGCGGGGGCGGCGGGGGCGGTACAGGTCAGGGACCAACAATTGCTTTCACTGACGGTGGCGCGGGAGGTAGCGGGGTGGCAATCGTGAGGTACAAGCTGTGAGCACATTGGCAACCAACGCGACAATCACGACCGTTAGCGGGCCCGCCACCATCGACCGGTACGGCGACATCACCACCACCACCGCCCTATGGTCCGGCAGCATCGCCGGATACCTACGCCGCCCCCGCATCAGCCGCACCGGCACCGACCGCGAAGAAGACCTAAAGCTCGACACGTTCGTCCTCCAAGGCGAAGCAGCCGCCCCCGTCCTGCAATCCCTCGCATCCGGCGCCGAAGCACAGGCCGTCCAGGTCACCATCATCGACCGCCGCAACCCCACCCCCGTAACGAACACCTACCGCATCAAGGGACTGGACATCATCAGTGCCGGCACGGTCGCTGACAGCGTCAGATTGGAGCTTCGCCGGGAAGACCCGGCATGAGCCGCAACGACGCTCGCGCGACGCTCCTTAGCGCCCTTGAGCAGATCGACAACATTCACGAACGTCAAGGTGAGGCGCGTAACGTGTATCTCGCGGTCAGCTACGCCTACCAGGTTGATGGGCAAACAACGTTCGGGTGGACGACCACCGATGATCCTTCGTTTGTGACCGCGAGCCTGCTGCGAACGGTCGCGGATAATCTGGAGTTTGAGGAGCCCCGCCGGGAGGTTGAGGAGTAGTGGCGCGTCGCCCGGAGTACCTCCCGCACGATGACATCGTCAACGAGCTCGCCGCAACGTTTAAAGCCAGTCAGCGTCAGATCATGCGCCAGATGGAAGCGGCGCTCAGGATCGGCAACCTTGAGTACGCGGTCAACCGAAGGCTTCAGCTCGCCGCGGTCCTAGCCGCCCTTGACCAGCTTGGCGCGGCAACCGACCCGGCAGCAAGGCGCGCGGTCCGCGAAGCGTTCGATGATGGCAGCCGCGTGACCGCCACCGCTATCGGCGCGCAGATCGGCCGGCAGGTTGACATTCCCCGCTCGTTCACTGGCGTGTCCCTTGAGGCGATCCAGGTTCTTCAGGACTCCGCGGCGCAGCGCCTCGCGTTTGCGAGGCAGACCGTTGGTCGCCGCGTTGAAGACTTCTACGCCAAGGCAGGCAGGCGCGCCGCTGTTCGCTCACTGCTGGGCGCTGATGGCTCACCGCAGGCCGCCACACGCGCCCTACGCGCCGACCTGCTCAAAGACCCGGAGGTCAAGAAGCTGTTCAAGGACGGCGTCACCGGGTTCGTGGACCGAGCCAACAAGAAGTGGGCGCTGGACACCTACAGCGAGATGGTCGTCAGGACCACTACCCGCGAGGCGGTCGTGCAGGGCCAAGTGATTCGGATGGCTTCGCACGGCGTGAATCTTTGCCGCGTGTCAATGCACGCCAGCAGCTGCCAGATTTGCCGCCCGTTTGAGGGGCGCTTGATTAGCCTGGACGGCTCGCTCACTGAGTGGCAGGGGCAGACCGTTGGGGATTCCTCGGTGCCTTTGCCGCCGTATCACCCCAACTGCCGGCACACCATTGAGCCGGTCGTCACCGAGATCGAGGAGCTCCGTCAGGAAATGGAGGCCATCAGTGCCTAAGGTCGTTTACATCGGGCTGCCGGCGATGATCGCTAAGGGTCAGCAGGCGGTTGGTGAGGCGGTTGTGAAGGCCGCTAATGACCTTCAGGGCCGCTCGCAGGCCATCACCCCGGTCGACACTGGCACATTGAAGGCCAGCATCCACGTTGAGGGCCCGATGGTCAGCGGGAATACCGTCGAGGCCCGCGTCGCTACGGGTGGAGAATCCAGCGAGTACGCGATCTACGTCCACGAGGGAACAAGCCGGATGGGGCCATACAAGTTCATTGAGCGACCGCTGCTGGAAATGATCCCGATCTACCGCGAATACATCAACCAGGCCGCCCGCGACGCCTTCTAATGCCCACCAACTACTACATCGTTGAGGAGCTCCAAACCTACCTGGTCGCCCAAGGTGTCGGGCAGCTACCCAACGCCGCACCTTCCGCGACGGTTCCAAGCATCTGGATTCAGCCAAGGGACGGTGCGCGCCTGCCGGGTAAGCCGCGCGGCAGCTACAGCGCCACGGCAGCGAAGGTGGAGACCACCACCATCACGTTGACCGACACGCAGACCGGGTCCCCGATGAACGGCGGCCTGGAGGCGTACCTCGACGAAGCGTTTATTGACGTGATCGTGCGGTCAAAGACCGCGGCGCCCGGCAAGCTTGTTCACCGCACCATTCGTGGTCTTCTTCACCCGACCGGGGATCTGTTCGGGAAGAAGGGCTGGACGATGAACAGCGTCTTTGTGGAGTACAGCAACATTTGGCGCGCTGAGCAGGCCCTCCCGACGTTGTCGACCGATGGTGAGGTCCAAACGTACGACCGGGTCGCTAGTTACCGCATCGGCGCACGTCGCGCGAACCTGACCGCTTAACAAGACTTTCGCCACCCCGCACGGGGGTTATGTCCAAACCGGCCGCCGCGATGGAGCAGCGGCCTTCAGAACGTCCAAGGAGGACGCCTGTGAGCGTTTACCTAACGCTGCCCGACAATGTTGGGCTCGCACCGCCATTCATTCGCCAAGGCGGCAAGCTCGTCCCGAACCCGAAGGCCGGTGAACCCGAACCGCTCAACAGCATCGGCGTGCCGATCCAGATCCCCGTCATGGCTGACGGCGAGGTCATCGACAGCACGCAGACGTACCGCATCGAGCCGGCACAGAAGCTCGGTGACGGCGACTGGGCACGCATCGTGCCTGGCACACGCATCGTCGAGGTCAACCACGAAGGGCTCGCCAACGTGCTTCGCACACTGGCCGGCTACGTGGACTGCGACCCGCCGAAGAAGTCAACCCCCAAGCAGTCCAAGGAGGACTAGCACATGGCAACCGCTATCGAGTCCGGCATCGGGACTCTCAACTACGGCAGGCAGTCCGCTAAGGGCTCGGCCGCAACCGCATCCACCACCACCGTTGGCTTTGACAGGCCGAAGTGGGAGGGTGGTTTCCTCAAGCCGAACAAGAAGCTCGGCATGCAGGAATACATCGACGGGCAGCGATTCGCTTCCCCGAGCACCTACACCGACAGTGTTGGCGGTGAGGTCGGAACGCTGACCCTCCAGCTTCAGCCGGAGAACGCGGGCCTGTACGCCGCCGCGATTCTCGGCGTGGACACCGTCACCGGATCGAGCGACCCGTACACGCACACCATCACCAGCGCCGGCACGTCCGGCCACTGGTCAACCTGGTGGCAGAAGGTCGGATCAACTGTCGGCCCGGAGCGTGAGTGCTTCATCGACAGCAAGATCGCCAAGCTGACGCTGACCAGCACGTTCGCGGACAAGGTTCTCCGCGGTGAGCTGGACATTCAGTGCCTCAGTGCGGCACGCACGTTCACCTCGGACGCGGCGAAGACGGAGAACAGCAGCGACCCGTATTTCCACACGGAAGCAACCGGGTCGTTCAGCTTCGATTCCACCACCATCAACGAGATCACCGAGAGCACCTTGGAGATCGACACCGCGATGACCCCGTTCTACGGTGACAACGTCGCTCCCTTGCAGCTCATTGAAGGCAAGGGCATGATCACCCGCTCGTTTAAGAGCATCGTCACCGATGACACGCTCGGGAAGTTCCGCAAGGCCGTCTACAACGCGGCTTCGCCCGCCTCAAGCACGAACCCGTCCAGCAGCGTGTTCTACGCGAACATGACGCAGACGTTCACCCGTGCGGCGGATCGCACCCTGACGATCACCACCCCGAAGGTCGCTATCGACCCGGAAACGATGGATGTTGCCCCGCGCCCGGAGGGCGGCGAGATCGAGCTTACGCTCGGTGGACGCTGCCTGAAGGACGGTGCGACCGCCGCCGTTACGGTGATTGCTCTTTCCGGCGAGTCCAGCAGCTACGCCTGATGCCGGCGGCCAAGCGGCCGCCTGCTAAGGGGGCAGCCCGCACACTGACCGTCGCCCGCTTTGAGCAGGCGATGATCCTTCTCGAGCAGCTGGTCGATGAGAACACCGACCTGTTCATCGGAAAGATGCATTCTTTCCGTGAGAAGCACCGTGAGGGCACTGACAGGAAGCTGAACGCTGAGGAGGCCGCGCAGGTTGCGGCCGCCCTCAGTGCCGCCATTGAGGAGGAGTCACGAGACGCAGTCCAGCTCGCTGAGGAGGTCCAGGCGAGTGGGCTGCGCGCGTACGATCAGCCAAGCTCGCAAGAGGTTCTGATGGCCGCCGGGGTCGCTACGGCCCCGGCGTTCATTGGCGCCGCGTTGCGCCTGGTTGCGTTGCTTGAGATCCCCGAGGGGGATTTCGAGCAGGCATACGACGATGGTTCCCTTGACGAGCTTGTTGAGGAGAAGGCCGGTGAGCTTCGCAAGCTGGATCTGGAGGATGCGAGGAAGCTCACGGCGGAAAAACTTGACCTGCTGGCCTCTAAGTCGGGGGCCGGGTCGGGGGAAGGACTGCGCTCGCTGGTCACCGCGGTTTGGCGGGCGCTGACAATAGCCGCGGTAGCAACGACCCCGAGCGAAGGCTCGGGGTTGTCGTCGTTGACGGGCTCGCTCGAAGCTATGGGTGGAGCCGACGAGACATCCTCCACGCCATCCCTGTAGATGAGGCGCTCGAGCTGCTTGGCCTGGTGGTTGAGGCCCGCAACGCTGAGCAGCGTTTTGAGGCTGCCCTTCACGGCGTGGAGTTACAGGACGACGGGCGCGGCGGTAACACGCGCGGGATTCGCGGGTTTCACGAACGGATCAAGAACAGGTGGAAAGGCGGGTAGCTGATGGCGCTTGAGGCTGGCAGCGTTTACGCGGTCCTTGGCGGCAAGTTTATGCCGACTGGGTTTGCGCAGTTTGACGCGGCGATGAAAAAGAGCGCCGCGTCTGCTGGCGCGGCTGAGGCGCAGATCAACCGGTCTAGTGGCCGGTCGGCTGCGGCGATGGGCGCGCTGGGTACAGCTGCCAAGACCGGTGCTGCTGCCGGGCTGCTCGCGGTTGGTGTTGCCGCGGTCTCAAGCGTGAAGTCCGCGCAGAAGTTTGAGAAACAAATCAGCGAGCTTCGCGCCGTAACCCGCGCCTCCTCGCAGGATATGGCGACGATGCGTAAGGCCGCGCTTGATCTTGGTGCGAGCACCGGGATTGGTGCGACGCAGGCCGCGCAAGCGTTGACCGAGCTCGCTAAGGGCGGTCTGTCCAGCGAAAAGGCCATTGGGGCGCTGAAGGGCACAATCGCTATGGCTCAGGCCGGCGGGATGGACCTGGCGACCGCTGGTGAGACCGTGGCAAACGCGCTTAACCTGTTCAAGCTGCGTGGTGAGGACGCCACAATGGTCGCGGATTCGTTTGCAAACGCCGCGAACGCCACGACCGCTGACATCGGGTTTTTTGCGCAGGGCATGGCGCAGGGTGGTGCTGCCGCTAAGGCCGCCGGCCTGGACTTCTCGCAGACCACAGTGTTCCTTGAGGCGATGGCCGCTAACGGCTTCAAGAGCGGATCAGATGCCGGTACGTCGATGAAAACGGCGCTTATCCAGCTAGCTAACCCGACGAAGCGAGCTCAAGAGGCCGCAAAGGAGCTCGGTGTCGCGTTCTTCGATCAGCAGGGGCAGATCAGGCCGCTGCCAGCTATCGCTAAGGAGCTCGGTGACGCGTTTGATGGCATGAGCAAGAAGGAGAAACTTGCTACCGCCACGCGCCTGGTTGGCACGGACGGTATGCGCGCGCTGCTGGCGCTCGCTGATCAGGGCCCGGCAAAGCTCAAGGGTTTTGCGGCGGCTAATGCTGAGACCGGGTCGGCCGCTCGCGTCGCTGCGGACAAGATGGACAACTACGAGGGCGCCAGCAAGCGCCTCGGCGCAGCGTTTGAGTCGCTCAAGATTGAGGCCGGCACCGCGCTGATGCCCGCGCTGACCGATGCGGCGAACGGGCTGGCGGATTTCTTCAACCAGCTGCGAACCGGTGAGGGTGTCGGCGGCGTGGTCGCGGACATTGGCCGCACGTTCCTGCGGCTTTCCGAAACCGTCCAGACGCTCGCCACTGGCGTGACGTTTGAGAAGATGGCGGAAACCTGGGGAAGCGGATTTACAAATGCTTCGCTGAAGGTGCTTGGCGCGATTCGCGCAATCGTGCAGGCGATGGTTACCGCCTCGAGCATCGGCGGAAAGTTCAATCCGTTTAGGGGCATTGTTGGCCCGCAGGCCCGGCAGGCGCTGAGCAACATTGATCAGATCACCGCGAATCTTCGCGGCATTGAGGCTCGCCGCACAAACATCAAGCTGATCGCGGACAAGAAGGATGTGCTCAGCAGCATCCAGCAGATTCAGCGCAGCAAGATCGCGCCGAAGGTCGCAAAGATCCAGGCGGATGATGGCGATGCTAAGTCGAAGATCAAGAAGCTAGTGGCGCTTGGTATTCCGCGGAAGGTTGCGCGCGTGCTTGCGGATACTGGTTCAGCGCAGGCGGCGATCAGCCGTGTTCGATCTGAGCTCGCGGCGATCACTAGCAAGACGGTGACGTTGACTGTTCGCCGGGTCGGTCAGGCGATCTCCGGGAACGCCGCTGGCCGCGGCGCCGGTAGCGCGGAGACCGCCTTGGTTGGTGAGGGTGGCGGCCCTGAGTACATCGTCGACACGGCGACAGGCCGCAGCCGCAAGGTGACTGGCCCGACGGTGATGAATCTTTCACCGACGGAGTACGTGATCCCAACGGAAAGCAAGTATCGCGGCCGCGCGCTTGGGCTGATTGCTGAGATGGCTTCTGACATGGGCTTGGTTGGGTACGCCAAGGGCCGCAAGGGCAAGAAGAAGGAATCCGCTAAGGAGCGCAAGAAGCGCCGTGAGCGCGAGGATCGGCGCATCGGGATTTCGGACACGAACGCCGGTCGGTTTGGCACGGAGATGGACACCGCGCAGATTGAAGGTAAGCAGAAGGCTTGGGAGGAGGCGCGCAATAAGCGCCTGAAGGCACTAAACACTCATCTTGGCCGTGTGACCGCGGCCAGGAAGCGCACGAAGCCCGGTTCGCAGCGGTATACCGAGCTTTCCGCGAAGGCTTCGGAGATTCGTAACGCGATCGCCTCTACTAAGGCTGAGACCTATCAGGTTGATCCGGTTGACACGGGCCTGACCGATGGTGAGCAAAACCAAATCGACGCGCTTGACGCGGCGATTGCCCTCGCTGCTTTAACTGAGGGCACAGGTGATGACCTCGCCGCACTCCAAGGCAAGGCCGGTGTTCTGGCCGGGATGCTTGAATCGGCGCGCACGTCGGGTCGCCCGTCGCGCGTCATTACCGAGCTTGCCGGGCAGCTCAAGAGCACCCGTGATGACATCTCCTCACTTACGGGGCAGGCTGCTGGAACACCTGACACTGCTGGCCCGACCGCTGATGAGCAGGCGCAGAACGAGCAGATTCTGAACCGGGAGCGCATTAACGCGCAGTCAGCGTTCATCGACCGCTTGGTTGGCGCAACGATCGGTGGGGCGGGGAACACGCTGGTGTTTCAGTCCTACGTCCCGCCGAGCCCGACGGAAGCTAAGCGCCTGGCGGATTACACCGTTGGTGGCATCGGGTATCAGGGCAGTGTTCCCTCAAGCCGTGAGTCGGTGGGTGTCTGATGGCTGACCGGCGCCGCGTTGTCACCATCACCCCGGCCGGGGCTGTTGGTCTCGTGAAGGATCTGGAGGACGGCACTAGCTACTTCTCGGTGCGTGACAGCTTTGAGGTCACGTCATCGCCACGAAAGACGGTGTTTGCGCAGCGCACGCGTCGTTACGGCGGCGGGCAGGCCGCGAGCGAGTCGCATGAGAACGCGGTGGTTAAGTGGAAGATGATGGTTGCCGGGTCGACCGCGGACAACGTGAACGCCAACGTGGAGTCCGCGCTCGGGGTACTTGAGCGCGCAACGCTGGACACGTTCCTTGAGTGGCGCCCGGAGGGTGCGGGAACCAGCACCTACTTTGAGATTCGTGGCCCGGCGTCTTGGCAGCTGAGCTATCAGTGGGTTCATC